TCAGCGGCCATGGGTGCCTCCTTGCAGTTGCCAGTTTTTCAGCAAGTCGCTGGTATGGATGAGAAACGGCATGGCCCGTGGGAAGCGCAAGACGGCGTAGCCATCGACAACACCTAGAACAGTGGCCGCCCTCACTGCCTGGCACCCAATGGCTGTCGAGCGAACGAACTTCGCGCCGCGCTTGATGGTCGGATGCTTCATCGCTGCGCCTCCGCTGTCATCCGCTCGCACTTGTACGGCACGCCATCCAGCATCGTCCGGCCGAGCTTGTCGCACTCCATGCCTGTCGCCTTCTCTGTTTCGGAGACGACACCGCCGCCGATCGCCAGCGTTGCGAATACGCTTAGGACGGTGCCGAACGCGATGCCTGTAACTACAGACGTGAATTTCTCGCTCATGCGAAGCTCCTAGCCGCGAGCATCGAGGCCCGGTCAATGAATCCGAGCGCCGCTGTGACCGCGCGCGACTCGATGGTTTCCTGCTGCGCGACTGGCGGCCGCAGCACTTCCAGAACTGCGCTCGCCTGGGCAAGCAGTGTTCCGATTTCGGGGTCCGGCGCGGGCGGCAAAGGAGACTCGCGCAGAATCTCGGCGATCTCTTCGCGGAGGAATTGATTCATCGCGCTCATTGATGGGCCTCCTCTTCTTCCCGAACGTGCTGCCGGCTCAGGCCGATGAACCACATGGAGCCGGGACGCAGCGACGCGATCCCGAACAAGCGCCAGCCCCAGCCAAAGCCGCCGAAATAGAAACGGATGCACTTCATGGCCACGCTTGCCGCTTTGCCGCCAGCGCGATGCTCGGCCCGCTTCGCGCGCTTCTTCCAGTACCTCGCGCGATGGCACGCGTTCGATTGGTCGCGGTATAGATTGGCCGCTTCCTCAGCCACAACGTGCGCGTAGTCGTCATAGATCCGCTTCCAGCGCGTTACCTCGCTGGCCGCTGCCATCACGGCAAGCTCCGTTTCCTGGATCTTCTCGGCCGCGCGATCCAGCAGCTCGGCCGCGACTTTCGCCTCAGCCGACACGTAGCCAATGGGGAATCCGCGTGGCGGGCGCATGGGGTCGCGCAACGTGGCCGCAGCCGAGCGCAGTTCGTTGATGAGTTCGGTGGTCATGGGGACGCTTCCTTCGTGCCTTCGCCGCGATTCTTTCTTTGGATGCTGACCCACACTTGCAGGGCTCGCTTGCGCGCGTTCTCCATCGTGTCGTTGCCGGTGCGCCGCATGCATTCCTCATAGCCCAGGCGCGCCAGTTCCTCCAGATTCTCCCCGCTACCGCCGCTAGGCCATTGCGCGGAAAGTCGGACGCTCATCGGAATTACGGGAGCCGGCCCCATGCGCTTGCGCAGTTCGGCTTGGATTGCCGCGTTAATCTGCAGTTGCAGCGCATCGTCAGATTTCGGTTTCTCCGCGAACGCGCGCTGCATTTGCTCTAGGGTGTCTCCGTCGCGCAAGAACCGATCGATCAATAGGCAGGCAACGCGCGTCGCTCCCTCCGAAATCGGCGTGATGGAGGCGGCCATTTTCCTGGGCCGGGCAACGCGCTTCTTGAGCGGCCGAACGATCCTGGCCGCGGGGAACTCGATAACGGCGGCCATCACTTATCCCCTTCGATCGGCTGGGAAACGACGGCCGCGGTTTCCTCTTTCCGCTTCCGGAAGGCCTCCGCAACCTCATTCAGCAGGGTGGACAGTTGGCGGCGTGCCGTGCGGTAGCTAATGGGCTTGCCTGCCTTCTCCGCGCGGGCCACATCACTTAGCGCGATGCGGTGCAGGTTGTCCCTGCGCTTCATGCGCGCGGCCTTCCTCTTCTCGCGTTCCTTGCGGCGCTTGTCCGCTTCGTTACGCCTGCGCCAAGCTGCGTCTTCGCGTTGCTCGCGAGCAGCATTGCGCGCCAGTGTCGCGGCAGGCCATGCCAGCGGCAGCATGGCGCAGCTATCGTCGGTCGCGGACGCGTACCAATGGACGCCCCTCCGCACGTGGTAGACCGCGTTATCGAACATGCTCATAGCGGCTTCGGAGTAGAGGCTTTCCCCATGTGGCCCCCAGCCAAGCTCTGCGGCCCGGCGCAGCAGCTGCGCAGCCTTGATGTTCTCCACCACCACCGCGCCAGCCTCGTCGTGGTAGCAGAGGCGGAAGGTTTCGCGCTGGTGCTGCGCCAGCCACTCGATCGCATCGAGCGGGTAGGCGATCAGTTCGCGGGCCGTGGCCCCGGAGGCAATGAGTTGGTCAATCGGATCGGCGCTCATCGCGGCGTCTCCTGGGGCAATTCTTCGACCCGATCGAGCCACAACAGGGCGTGCGCGATCGGCTCCAGGGAGTCCGCAAATCCATCGCCCGGAAGAATCGGCATCGCCTCGTCCGGGAAGGGTCGCAGCATTCCTTGCAGGGCTTCCATTTCCTCTCTTATCCGGATCGCTTCGACCATGGCGGAAAGTCCGTGGGAAAGCGCCTTACGCAGATCCGGGACCGACTCGATGGGCAGGCGGACGTGTGTGGGTTCTTGGTTGCTCACGCGATCACCCCCGCGGTGCGGCCCAGTTCGTTGTTGAGGCGCCGGAGGACCATGGCAAGACCAAGGGCGGTGTTGCGATCATGCAGACTCTGTTTCGCCATCATCTTTTCTTGCAAGCACTCGATTACTGCATCCATTTCGTTGAACAGCAGGTCGATTGACGCGGATGCACGCGTTTGCTGCGCCTCGGCCAGAGGCGGCATAGCCGCAGCCAGTTCAATCGCCAGCGCTTTCAGTTCGTGCGGAGGAAGGCTCATGCGCCTTCTCCCAGCTGCTTGCTGCTGATTTCCGAAAGCAACTTGCCGACCTCAAAGCCCGCATTGAAGCCAAGCATTGCCAGGGTGGCGACGCTTTCCTCGTTCATGTCATTGGCTGCGCGCGTCGTGAAGGCATCGCAGACCGCGTGCATTACCCTCGTCTTCTCGCGCAAATCTTCCCACTGGCTGACGGTCAGCCCGTAGCACTGATTTTCGGGTACGCTATTGCTCGCCATGTGTTACTCCCGAGTCTTGGTCGATGACGGATTGCTTGGCAGACGGCTCGGGCGCGCCAACGCTCGGGCCGTCATTGTTTTGGGCGAAATGTTCCGGCTGCCGCGTGTCGATCTTTAGGCTGCGCGGAGCCCACACGGACAGAATCGCCATTCCGTCGCGCGCGCCGACGATGCGGCACTCGATGCTGTCGCCGATCAACAACGTTCCCCTTTCCTTCGTGCGCACTACGCGCGCGCCGGGCAGGTGTTGCTTGGAGGTAGGAATTTCCCTACGCATAAACCGGGTTTCCTTTGTTCATGTTCATGGGTGAAAATGCGAAGGTGGGGAGAGGTGTTGCCGTCACCGAGCGCACGCGAAAGAAGGGATGGCGTTGTGCGCCGCTGCGATTTCCCAGGCCCGCATAGGCACGACGATCACCGCGACCGAGGCCAGCACCAGCCAGGCGGCACGCATACGGCGGGTCATGCGGACTCGACCTTTCGACACGCGCGGAACAGCCGCTGTCGTGCGTTCTTCTCGTCGGCCTTGGCGCGCCAGATCAAGGTATGCACCTTCTCCGGCAGCCCCTTCATCATCTGATCCCACTCGGGCGAGTTCTTGTGGATGAAGCCCAGGCGATGTTTGCGTTTCCACTTCGCGCACGCCTCGCCAAACTCGGCGGCAGCTTCCTTGCGTGCGTCTACCGCAATCCGGTATTCAATGGCTTTGAGGCCGAGGGCGGCGAGCGATCCGACGATGGCGGGGTTCTTGGCGCTCATGCGGATTGGTCCTTGGTGTAAGTGGTGGATTCGCGGGAAAGCTGGGCAGTCGGGCCGGCTTGCAGGACCGCTTGCAGGATGGTTTCGTGATAGGTGTGGATGCGGCCGAAACGCGGGTCGCGCACGTCACCGATTGCGAAACCCTTTTCCTTCGACAGTGCTGCGCACCGGCGCCCCAAGGTGGACGCTGCTTTCAGGTCCACGGACGCGCCAATCAGGTTGGCGTAGCCCATCACCGTAAAGTGCTTGTTCTCGGGCTGGGTGCGCGCCTCGACTACGGCCAAGTCCTCCTGCAGTCGGGCGACTTCCGTAGCTTGGCGCGCTTGCTCTTGCTCGATGCAGTCCTGTCGCACCAGAACCTCGACCAGCGCGGCAATGCGCGGATCTTTGATTGCCGGCGTGGTGCCAGCCTTCGCCCGCCGCTCGCACTCGATGAAGTATTCGCGGGCCTGGTGGCCGCGGTCGGTGCCGCTCATCATTGAGACGTGCTTGGCCGCCTCAATCGAGAGCACGTATTCACTGCGGGGCCTGCCCCCTTTGGGGTTCTCGCCCAAGAGGGTGAAAGCTGCGAAGTCGCGGTGTTCCACCAAGCGGGCGCGCTCGATCTGCGTCTTGATCCAGCTTGTGTAGTCCTTACCGATGCCAAGGAACGCATGCAGCTCGCGGCCGTTGCAGGCGGACACCGAGGCGCCGCCGATGCTGTGGGTGATGATGGGAATAAGGTCTGTCACGGGGTGGGTTCCTTGGGGCTGATTGCCTTCTCGCCGGCTTCCAGCAGCAACAAAATGTGCTGGTTGAGGCTGCGGCGGGCGATAGTTGCCTGGGCTTTGAGGCGGTCGCGGTGACCGGGCTGGGAGAAGCGAACGACGTACTTGTCTTGCGCGATGTTGGGAGCCTTAGGCATGTCGGAATCTCAGTGCTTGATGGCAAGTTGCCATCGCGTAAGTGGATAGTGGCAAGTGGCCACAATCTTGTCAATGGCTATTAGCCATCATTTATTTCTATGGCGATTTGCCACTACGATTGGGCATGGCTAAGACAGAATTCCCCTCCCAAGGTCTGGACAAATTCGTGGTGCGCCTGCCCGAAGGGATGCGCGAGCGCATCGCGGAAGCGGCCAAGACCAACAACCGATCCATGAATTCCCAAGTCGTGGCGATGCTGGAAGAAGCGTCTTCGTTCGAGGAAGAGCGTCGGCGCATGCAGGTGGCGATTGACACCATCGCGGACGCGCTGAATGCATCGCACCGCATGTTGTCGCTCACGGGTTTCTACTTGCGTAATTGCGCTGCGCGTGTGCCGCGCGACAGCGAAGAAACCCGTCAAGTGATGGAGAACATCGAAATCTTCGCGAACGCGATCTATCACGGCGATATGAATCCGACTGCCCTCCGCAACATCATCGACATTGGTGTCGAGGCGGGGGTCATCGACCCGGATACCCGACAGGCGAAGCCCGAGTACAGGATTGACCATCCCGAGGCCGCCAAGGCCAAGCGGAAGCGCTGACGCCGCGGGCCGACCCGCGGCGCAGTCGGCGCAGTAGCCTCCGCCCGCGTTGAACGCATCTTCGTCCGGCACGGGCGCCCCACAGCAGTTGCAGAAGTCATTGCAGATCATTCCGCACCCCGGGCGCGCTGCAGGAGGGCTTGCACCGGCGTGGCGGCGTCCACGATCCCGAAGCGCAGGGCCAGCATCCGGCCGCGGTCTGCGGCGGTCATGCGGTTTCCGTAGTAGAGACGTTCGCGGATCGCGGCTTGAGCGCGGATCGCGGTTGCTCGATCGATGCGGCCGGCGTTGAGATACGCGGCGATCAAGTCGGAAGCCTGAGTAATCGTCAGGCCGGCGGCGGTGGTGCGGTCCATCTTCCTTTCCCCACTTGCCGGGGCGTCCGGCTCGATGGGGCAATTCTAGACAACTAGACTATGAAGTCAAGAGAGCTAGACAAACTAGACAGGTATTTTTGTGAACCCGTTTAGCCAGAGCGCGACGCTCCGGTCAATCTGCCCACCCGCCAATCCAGTGCACGCGACCAATGACGCTGATGGGCTCGCGCTTGGAGTCCATGCGCCTAGGCTTCCGCCAATGGTGGTCGCCGGCCGGGTTGTCGCTCTGAAAGTACACTGCGCCATCAAGCACCAGTGCGCGCTTTACGTAGTATTCCGGGTAGGCTTGCCCATCGACTTGGATCACGTAAAGCGCGCCGTCAACTGGCTTGGTGTCGGACGTGTCAAACAGGATCGCATCGCCGTCGTTGATGATAGGCTCCATGCTATCGCCCTTCCCGTAATACACCGCGAGCGGGTGATTGTGGATGCCGCGGCGACGTAGGCTAGAAGCCTTGAATTTCAGCTTGTGCGTCTCGGCGTACTCTTCCGCCTCTGTCCCACCCGCGCCCAATCCTACGGCCTGGGAATAGCCCACCACCGACACATAGTCGTCGTCGTTGGATGCATGGTTTGATCCCTCGATTGGCCCCCGGCCGTACTGCAGCCAATCGGGATTCACCTGCAGCGCCTTACTTAGATTGCTGATGGTGGTAGCCCGCACCTTCTCGGCGGTAGTCGTGCCATCGAGCAGGAAATATATCCCGGCCTTGCTGAGTACCTTCCTCGCGATGAGGTCGCTAGGGCTCATGCCGCGGAGGGTCAGGGCGCGCTTCAAGCGCTCGGCCATCGTGTCCATAGGTCTAGATTAGTTGGTGGGCGGGAGAACAGTGTGCTTGACTTTGGGGACAGAGGTCTAGACAATTCACGAATGGACATGACGCGAGCAGCAGTGAAGAAGGCCCTTGGCCTGACAACCGACGCCGAACTGGCGCGCGCCCTTGGCCTTAGCAGGGCTGCCCCCGGGCAATGGTCGGATAAAAAGCCGATTCCGAAACTCCGGCGCCTGGAGCTTTCCAAGCTCTATCCCGATGTCTTTGATGACGATGGCCGAATCATTGGCCGCGTCACCACGGCTGTGGTGCCTCTGACCGAGAGCGAAAGGGAGTAACCGCATCAACTCGATGCGGTCGGCGGGTAACGACAGGGCCGCATCGAGAAAGCCTGTGACTGGAAGGGATAGGGGCTTAAACAGCAGGGTGCGCCGTAGTAGGCATAGCGCACGCCCCGAACAAGATGCTTACCGGCGCGTCTGACCAGCGAATGGTCACCGGCCGGGGGTTCCCGTCGGTTCGCCGCTGGGATGCTCTCGGTCTGTCTCCAGACAGGTTCAAGTGGTCTGAGAGAAGTAGTCCAGCAGCAGGAAAAGAGCTTTTTACTAGGAATCTAGATTACTGAGGTGCGTGCGCGGATCGCGGCGCGTCGTGAGATTGGCAGGTAGTTCGCCCGAAGGATCGGGTGCGATGGGGCAGGGACGGCGACCACCCGGCAAGCGGAAATGGGGCTTGCAGGTGTCTGGCGCTAAGCAGGGTCGCGACAGCGGCCCATTCGTCAGAAACGACGAAGCCCCGGCCGTCTCGCGAACAGAACCGGGGCTTCAAGGAACGAGCCCATCATGCCACAGCTACGCATTTCCAGCATCAACATCGACGGCGGCACACAGCCGCGCGTCTCCCTCAACGAGTCCGTGGTGGCCGAGTACGCGGAAGCGATCCGCGCCGGCATTTCGCTGCCGCCGGTGGACGTGTACCGGGACGGCTCAACGTACTGGCTCGCTGACGGCTTCCACCGCTTCCACGCACACCGCCACGCCGATCAGGAAATGATCGGTTGCACGGTGCATGTTGGCACGCGCCGCGATGCGGTGCTTTTCTCGGTGGGCGCCAACGCCAACCACGGCCTTCGCCGATCGAACGACGACAAGCGCCAGGCAGTGCTAACCCTGCTGCAGGATGACGAGTGGGGCCAGTGGAGCGACCGCGAAGTGGCGCGGCGATGCAGCGTTAGTCCTGACACCGTGGGGCGCACTCGTGCCTCACTGTCCGAATCGGACAGTGACAGTCCGAAGCCGCGCGATCCGGCCCAGCCACGGAAGTATCGCGATAAGCACGGAAACGAATCCGTGATGAAGGTCGGCCGCATCGGCGACAAGCAGCAGGGCGTGATCGCTTCTCCACCGGCGGTGGAAAAGCCTACCGCTACCGCCGCCGACGGTGCGACATCCGGACATGTGGAGCCAGGCGAGACGCGAAGTCACGAAGCAGCCTCGCCTACCGCTGAAAGCGAAGCCGGCGACCAATCCGACTTGGACGAAGTGCTGGCCGACCTGCAGGCTGAGAACCGCCGGCTTGTCGAGGAAATCAAGGCCGCGGAGGCGATCGACCAAGTGGCGGAAACGCTCAAGTGGCGCCGCAACTACGACGGGGCAAAGAGCGAGAAGGAGGCGGCCGAGCGCCGCACGCGCGAGGCAACCAAGCGCGAGAAATTCTCGATGGACCAGTTGCGTCGCTGCGGCCGTGCCGTAGGCGAGGAAGACCCCCGCAGGATCGCAGCCAAGGTTGAGGCGCTGGTGAAGGCGGCCAAGGAGGCGGGCGCATGGACGGCATGAGCATCGACCTTCGCGACTATCAGTCGGACGCGTTCGACCGAGCGCGCGAGGCGATCCGAAATGGCGCTCGGCGCATCCTCATCGTGGCGCCCACCGGCAGCGGCAAGACCGTGCTTGCCTCCGCGCTCATGCAGATGGCGAAGGCAAAGGGCAATAGGGCGTCGTTCGTGGTGGATCGGTTGAGCTTGATCCGCCAGACAAGCGAAACGTTCGATCGCTATGGGCTGCACCACGGCGTGATTCAGGGCGGGCATCCGCGCTGGGCGCCTTGGCAGCCCTTGCAACTGTGCAGCGTGCAGACCCTGGCCCGTCGTCGCTGGCCCGATACGAAGCTGGACATTTTCGATGAAGCGCATGTGCTTCATGCAACGCACAAGAAGCGCTTGCAGGGGGACAGCATCGTCATCGGCCTGACCGCCACGCCGTTCACGCGCGGCCTGGGCAAGTATTTCGATGCGGTCATCAACGTGACCACCACTCGCGTGCTGATTGATGCCAAGTGGCTGGCGCCATATCGCATGTTCTCGTGCGCCGAACCCGACATGTCCGGGGTCACGGTCAAGTCTACGGGCGAGTGGGACGAGAAGGAGGCAAGCGGCAAGGCGCTGCAAGTTGTGGGCGATGTTGTCTCTGAGTACCTCCAACACGGCGGCGACCGCAAGTTCATCTGTTCAGCTGTGGATACGGCACACGTTGATGCGCTGCACCGCCAGTTCACGAACGTAGGTATCAAGGTCGCGAGCTACACCTACAAGGATCGCGAAGAGGACAGGGACGACGTGACGGCAGAATTTCGCCTGTCAGATAGCACCATTCGCGGCCTCATCACGGTAACTGCTGCATCGCGCGGCTTCGACGTGCCGGACGTGTCTTGCATCATCATGGCGCGGCCGCTGCGCAAGTCGCTCGCCGAGCATATCCAACTGCTGGGACGCGGTCTGCGCATGGCGGAAGGCAAGAAAGACTGCCTTGTGCTGGATCACTCAGGTAACTGCGCGCGGTTCTTCGCCGACTGCGAGGACTTCTTTGACAACGGACTAGCCGAACTAGACGACGGTAAGCCAAGGCGCAAGCAGAAGGCCCCGCCGCGAAAGGACAAGGAGCCGACCAAATGCCCGGCCTGTAGTGCCGTGCACTCACCGATGCCCAAGTGCCCATCCTGTGGACATGCCTACCCGCAAAAACAGGCTATCCAACACGTCCCGGGAACGCTCAAAGAGTTGATGACCGGGCAATATCGCCGCGAATTGCTCACCACCCTTTGGCCCATGGTGTGCGGCCACGTGTCGCGTAAGCACTCCGGCGAGATAGCGAACAAAAAGGCGCTCGGCCTCTACAAGGGGATCACAGGGGAATTCCCTCCCTACGGGACCAACTTCTTCACCACTCAACCGGCCGAGCCGAATGCAGAGGCGCGCGGAAAGATCCTTGAATGCCAAATCCGTTGGGCGAAAAGCCGGCAGTCGGCGGGGGCCGCGGCATGAGCGACCGTGTAAAGGCGCGCGACCTGGCGAAGGGCAAGTGGCGATCCGTCCTGCCGCTGGTGGGCATCGCTGCGCACTATCTGGATGGCAAGCACCATGGCTGCCCTGCGAACGGCGAGGGAGAGGACCGATTTAGGTTCGCCGACCGCGATGGTTCCGGCAACTTCTTCTGCAACTGCAGCCGCGGCGAAAAGGGCGGTATCGCCCTGGTCATGTGCTGCAAGGGTATCGACTACCCGGAGGCGTGCCGCCAGGTGGAGCGGGTAGTGGGCGGGGCAGTGGAAACGCCGCCGTCGTTACCTGTGGACGGGCAGCAGCGCATGAAAAGCATCCTGGCGAAGACGAAGCCGATAGAGCCGGGCGACGAGGTATGCCAGTACCTGGCTGCGCGCGGCCTAACGGTGCCCCCCAGTGGGATCAGGAAAGCGAGGCTGGACTACTACGAGAGGGGCGAACACGGGCCGGCTGGCACCTACACCGCTATGGTCGCATCCATTCGCGCGGCAGACGGCAAGGGCCAAACGCTGCACATCACCTACCTTGAGGGCGACAAGAAAGCGCCAGTCAAGAACCCGCGCAAGATCATGTCCAGCTTGTCAGATGCGCCGGGCTGCGCGGTGCGGCTATTCCCCGTTGCGGAGCATATCGGTGTAGCGGAAGGCATCGAGACAGCGCTATCAGCAGCGGTCTTGTTCGACCTGCCGACCTGGGCATTGGTCAACGAGGGGAATATGCGCAAGTTCAAGCCGCCGCCGGGAGTCAAGTGCGTTTCGATCTTCGCCGACAAGGATACGAACTTCGCCGGGTATGCGGCCGCCTATGGCCTCGCGCACGACTTGATGCGCCTTCATACGCCGTGCGAGGTGTTCGTTCCAACCCTGCCGGGCAAGTGCGATTTCAACGACGTTCTTTTGAGCAAGCGGGGGAGCCCATGAAGATCATTCCGACGCCAGCGCAGACGTTGCGCCACTTCGCCGAGTGGCTGGACGGCCAGGCGGCCCGCTACGACCACCTGCTATGGCGGGACCGGGGAGAGCGATCGACGGTCGCGGAGACATACCGCCAGGTCGCATCGCAGGCCCGCCAGCAAGCCCACCGCTACGAGCGGCTGGCCGAATCACAGACGAACGAGGGCGCCACCAATGGCTGAGGTCTATACGAACGAGCGCGCGGGCTTCCGGGAGCGCCTGGCCAGGATGGCAGGGGGAACCACCTACCGGGAACCGATCGGCGGCTATGGCACCAAGGCAGACAGCGTGCCAGACGTGCACACGATGGCCGCCGCGCTGGCCTACGCCAAAGAGGGGCCGTCAGACATTGGGCCGGATATCGCCCTTGCGATCGTGTGCCAGGCAGACTATCGGCGACAGCAGATCGTGACGGAACTAGTAGCGGCCCTATTAGCGGAAACCGGCCGGGTGGGGGAGCGGTGCGCGGACGTGCTGCCGATCATTTGCGGACGGGCCTACGTCGCCGTGGTCCTGGGCGTGCCGGCCGAGGCAGATGCAGATTGGAAGATCGCAGCGCGCGATTGGCAGCTGCTATCCGGCCTGGCCGAGGCCGCTTTGATGCAAGCGGCAGAGGGGGCCATCCGGCGGGCGAGCGGGAGCTATCGCGGGATCGACCTGCGCAGGAAAGGCAGCAAGACCATTGCGCCTATTGCACGTCAAGGGGGAAACAGGCAGAATCCCCTATAACGCGAAGTACCGCACAGAGAGCCCGGCCGAAAGCCGGGCTTTTTGCGTTCCGGTCAGGCGCCGGGCCTCATCACCCGCAAGGCGGCATCCACGAGGAAGCCGCTACGGGTGACGCCGTGAGCCTTCGCGTAGGTGTCGATTTTGGCCAAGACGCGGCGGGGAACGGTGATGTTGATCTTTTCGGCGCGCCCATCGAAGCGCGACATATCAACGTCCACCAGCGCCCACACGCCACCGGCGTAATCGGGATTGGCCTGATGTTGCGCAACCGTAGAGGGGAGCGGCAAATCGCCGCCGTCCTCAATGGTGCCTTCCATGTGCAGGTCGATCGCCTCCAACACGGATTGCAACGCGTCCTCGACGCCTTCGCCGGACGAGAAACAGCCAGGAAGATCGGGGACGGTGACGCCGTAGTGGGCGCCATCGTCGGTGTGTAGAACTACGGGGAATCGCATAGAGCCTCCTATTTCCATCCCGCCTGTTTCTTGATGCTGTTCAGCGTTCCGGCGGGAATGTCGCTGTCGGGGTGCTTGACGGTCACCAAGCCTGGTTTGGTCGGGTGCTTGAACTGGTGGTGCGACCCCTTCACTCGGGCCAGATACCAGCCGTCCGCTTCCAGTTGCTTGATGAGCTGTCTGCTGTTCATGGTGGTTATTATACCCACCGTTTCCGCACTGTCAACACCATACCCACCAAATTTGCAGCGAGGTGGACAAGCGGCAAGGCGCCGGCCTCATAAGCCGGAGAACCCGGGTTCGATTCCCGGCCTCGCTACCACACCGCGGGACTGCATGAAGAGTTGCATGCAGGGCGGCCACAAGCCGCTGTAGCCGGTTAGCTCCCGGTGGCCCGCTCCACAACGTGACCCGGTAGCTCAACTGGCAGAGCAGCGGCCTCCAAAGCCGCCGGTTGTAGGTTCGACTCCTACCCGCGTCGCCACCGCCAATCCGCCGCCATCGCGCGCGCGACCCCGAGCCCTGCCCTGACCGGCGGGGCCTTTTTCGTTCCGGAGCCAGCATGCCCCAGCTACCTTTGCCGATGACCCCTGAGCAGGCATTGGCGCACGTCGTCGTGCCCGCGCTGGCCGAGTTGGGCGACGGGATGGATTCGCCGCCGGCTCGCGTCCAGATCCTGGCGACGGGCCTGCAGGAGTCCGGCCTCAAGTACCGCCACCAAGTCGGCGGGCCAGCACACGGCCTGTTTCAGTTTGAGCGGGGCGGCGGCGTTCGTGGCGTGCTGACGCACTCGGCCAGCCAGCGCCGCGCACGTGCGCTGTGCGAGCTGCACGGAATCGCCCCGACCATCGCCGCGGTGTATGACGCCATCGAGCATGACGACGTGCTGGCGGCCGGCATCGCGCGCCTGCTGCTGTGGACGCTGCCGGTTGCGCTGCCGGTGATCGGCGACGAGCAGGAGGCTTGGGAGCAGTACATAGAGGCGTGGCGGCCGGCGCCGCGTGACGAGGCCGAGCGCCGCGCTCGCTGGGCCAGGGTGTACCCGCTTGCCGTGAAAGCGGTTCGGGGCTGACATGGCGCGCATAACGCTGGCGCAGTTGGGCGTGGCGGTGCCCATCGCTGCCAGTATCTTCGCCCTGGCCGACAACTGGCCGGCGGTGCGCGTGTTCCTGATCGACATGGGGGCGTTTCTCTCTGCGCCCCAGGTTGAGGCCATGTGGCAGAGCCTGGCGATTAGCGTGGGCATCGGCTTGGTGCTGCCGCATCTTCCGCAGCAGATCGGCATGCGCGCGGATTGGTCCGCAGCCAAGACAAAGGCGCGGATTCGGTTTTGGTCTTGCCTGCTGGCGATTGCCCTGTGCTGGGCGCATGTGCCGACGCCGCGAGGCGCATGGTTCGCGCTCATTTGCGGTTTTGCTGCGATGGGCTTGTGGACTACGGCGTCGGGCTGGCTTTATCGCATCTGGCCGTGTGCCAGGCCGGAATCGCTCAAGCCCAATCCGTCGGGCGACGGCAAAGAAGGCGCCGAGTGATGCCGGATCTTGACGACGAGCAGCTATTGGCCGCTGAGCGCCAATCCTTGGGCGAGGCGGTGGCGCTGCTGCAAGAGGTGTGGGGCCGCTCGCCGCGCCCGCGTAGGGACAATCGCAACGTGCTGCGCCTGGGCTACGGCCGGGCGATCGAGTCCCGGGACCAAAGCGAGCGCGTCGCGGTGATGGAACTTACGGAAGACTGCATGGAGGCGCAGGAAACATTGCGCGGCCGGTTCTTTGAGTTGTTGGCCGTCCACCCTGAGATGCGCCCGTCACTGCCGTACATCATCGCCATCGCCGACATCATCGGCGCCGAGGTGGTGCGCGATAGCAACGACCTGTGGTCTGCGGCGCGCCGGGGTGACTGGATGGAGTTTGGCTCCGTGATCCAAGAATTTCGGTGGGAGCGCTTCTCCGACGCGTCGGAGAAGGACAACCGGGCCGTATCGCGCTTAGTGATGCGGCTGGCTATGGGCGCGTCGAGGACTACCGAATGAACCGATGGCTCACGCTCGCCGCATTCGTAGCATGGACGGCCGCCGCGTTCTGGATGGGGCGGGAGTGGCGCGACCGCAGCGCCGACGTGGACGTGGCGACCAGCGAAACCGCAGCCGTCAAGGATTCCTTGATTGCTGAGCAGGGCGCCCGCGCTGTCGAGCAGCAGCAAGCCGTGGCAACCCAGGACGCAGCAGATGCCGCAGACGCCCGAGAGGACAAGACAGATGCCGACTACAACGCGCGCATGGTGGCTGCTGTCGCCGGCCGTGATTCTGAGCTTGGCAGGCTGCGCAAGCAGTGGGCCGGTTGCGAAACCGCCCGCCTGTCCGGTGATGCAGCCGCTGCCGCAGAAGCTGCAGAACAAGACCGATTACGCCAAGCAAGTGCGGCAAGAATTGTATGGGCCTGTGAGCGCGCCCAGTCCGAGCGAAACGAGGCCATCGACCGGTACAACGTTGCCGCCGGCCGTGACGCAGCCCCGGTGAAGCTGTGAGCGGAGCAGTCGTGTTCAACCTCCTGACCTTGCATCTCGGCGACGTACTGATGGCGCTGCCTGCTATGCGAGCTGGCGACTCGTGCATTGCGCAGGAGCAGCACCGTGCGCCTGGCGCCCCGGTAGCGTGGGTGGATGGGGTGAAGGGCATCGCCCCTCACGACTTGCACCTGCGCCACCAAACGGATGCGTGGCTGGCTGCAACTGGCCGTGAGCCGATGCGACACATCCTGCTGTCCCCTGTGGAGCGGTCAGGCATCGTCATTGCGCCGACGGTGAGGGATGCGGTCCGGCAGTGGAGCGGCTGGGACGCGCTTACTGAGGCGCTGCCTGCCGCACTGGTGGTCACCGCTGAGTGGTGCCGCAAGACGTGGATGCAGGCGCTCAACGTCGCCCACACGGTCATCTGCCCGGACACGGGCACGGCCCACATGGCGGACGCCCTAGGCGTGCCCAAGGTGGTCGCTCTGCATGGGCAAGGTCAGAAGCACTTCGAGCGCTACGCGCCGTACTGGCGCCGGGAGCATTGCATCGTGCGGGACAGCATGCAGGAGATCGCGGTGGACGACGTGCTGGCGGTGATCCATGGCTAACCTGCTCGCAACGCCTGCGCTGTGGCACATCGATTTCGACTCCCCTCCGCCCAGCTCGTGGAACGGCTCGGCCTATACCATAAACGTGTCGTCAAGCTCCACGGCGAGCTTCCAGCTGCTCTACAACGGCGGCTCGCAGCCTGTTGCGGGCGATGTGATTGCTGGTTCGATCAACTTCACCTGTGTGGATGGCTTGCCGCCTGGCAACACAGCTAAGGTGGTGTTGTACGACCCGCTCAATGGCGATGTGTTGACTTCGCAGCCGATCAGCTACGGCACGCCGAGCGATTTCAGCTTTGATGCATTTGCGTATCCGACCGATGCATGGCTGGAGACAGGCCTGGATGGGGTGCGGTTGCTGCTGGAAGTGAGCAATGCGCCTGCAACTGGCTTCCCCGCATACCTGTACGGGCTGCAGTTGGCGGCTACTCCAACGGTCCAGCCGCCGCCGGTCATCGCGGCATGCGACGAAATCGGCATTGTGAGCCGCGTATTCGCGTCGGCCCACGACCGGACCCGCATCCACCAGATCAGCGTGCCGCCGGGCGAGCGCCGCTGCGTGGTGGCTGACTACAACGGCGCTATCCCGGTTGGGCGTTCCATTGCGGCGATCGAGTGGCGTTTGCAGTGCCAAGGTGTTGTGGCGATCAGTAACGCCGCGATCCCTGCCACTCGGCAAGCGCAAGTGCAGATCCAAGCCGGCTGTCCTGGCCGCACCGCTCTGCGCTGCATGGCGACGCTGGACAACGGCGAGGTGTACGTGCAGCGCTTCATGGTGGAAGTCCCGTGCATGCCGAGTTTCGGCGATGAGGCGGTCACGTCCGGCCCGACGACCCTGACCGCGGTGGCTGCGTGATGGCTAAGCCCACCAAGTACAGCCAAGCGGTGTTGGATCGCATTTGCGACGAGCTGGCCCAAGGCCGCCCGCTGACGCAGATATGCCGTGGCATGGCTGAGGAAGGCACCGAACTGGCGCCTCGCACCGTGCGGGACTGGGCGAACGAGAAGACGGTGGACGGCGAGCCAACTGTGCGGGCCGCAACCGTATCCGCCGCCATCGCGCGCGCGCGCGAGGCCGGAGAGTACGCCCTCGCCGAAGAGTGCCTGGAGATCGCCGACGACGCGCGTAACGACTGGATGCAGCGCAACGGTGGCGAGGACGAGGCGCCGGGCTACATGCTCAACGGCGAACACGTGCAGCGATCGAAGCTGCGCATTGAGACACGCCTCAAGCTACTGGCGAAGTTCAACCCCAAGCGCTGGGGTGACAAAGTGGCGCATGAACTGACTGGCGCTGATGGCGGCGCAATCAAGACGGTGACTTGCATCGAGCTGGTCGCCGCAAGTCCGGGCGATGGCGAAAGCACAGATTAGGCTGCCGCCCAAGCTGGTCCCGGTGTTCACCGGGCCGGCCGACTTCCGCGGCGCATATGGTGGTCGCGGATCTGCCAAGACCCGCAGTTTCGCCAAGATGACGGCGGTGCGGGCCTACATGTGGTCCAAGGCCGGAATTTCTGGCGTCATCGTGTGCGGTCGCGAGTTCATGAATTCGTTGGCCGATTCGTCGTTCGCTGAGGTGAAAGCGGCGATTCTGTCGGAGCCATGGCTTGCGGCGCACTTCGAGATCGGCGAAACGTACATCCGCACCAAGGACAGGCGGATCGACTACGCATTCGTCGGCCTGCGCCGCAATCTGGACAGCATCAAGTCTACGGCGCGCATCCTGCTGTTGTGGGTCGATGAGGCGGAGAGCGTCACGGAAACGGCCTGGGAGAAGGCCATCCCGACCGTGCGCGAGGAAGGGTCCGAAACGTGGGTCACGTGGAACCCGGAGCTTGAGGGTAGCGCGACACACAAGCGGTTTCGCGAGAACCCGCCGGAGAACGCCAAGATTGTTGAGTTGAACTGGCGCGACAACCCATTTTTCCCTGAGAAGTTGAATCGCCAGCGGCTGGAGGACAAAGGGAAGCGCCCGGACAGCTATGACCACATATGGGAAGGTGGCTTCAAGACGGCGATTAGCGGCGCCTACTACGCGGCAGCACTGACCCTCGCCAAGGAAGAGGGGCGAATTGCCCGCGTCAGTCGCGATCCGCTGATGACCATGCGGGCCTACTGGGACATTGGCGGAACGGGCGCCAAGGCCGACGCCTGCGCGATCTGGATTGCGCAGTTCATCGGCCGCGAAGCGCGAGTGCTGAAGTACCACGAGGCGATCGGCCAGGAGTTGGCCTATCACATCGCGTGGTTGCGCCGGAACGGCCTGGATGACGCGCTATGCATCCTGCCGCACGACGGCAAACAGCACGACAAGGTGCATCGCGTGACCTATGAAAGCGCGCTCAAGGAAGCAGGCTTCAAGGTGCGTGTAGTGCCGAACATGGGACAAGGCGCCGCAATGGCGCGCATTGAGGCTGTGCGGCGGGTGATGCCGTCCGCCTGGTTCGATGAGGTTGGCACCGCGGATGGCCGCAAGGCGCTTGGCTTCTACCACGAGAAACGCGACGAGAAACGGAACATCGGCTTTGGCCCCAACCACGATTGGGCGAGCCACGGCTCCGACGCATTCGGCTTGCTGGCGGTGGACTTTTTGAACACGCGCGAAGAGAGCGAGCCGGATCTATCGGGCTTGGACAACTACGGGACGGCCTACTGATGACTGCTAGCTCCACCTCAAACGCCGAATTTTGTACTGCGACCACGATCTGGAGCGCAATCCGTGGCTGAGTCTCGCACCGCGGGCAACCGTGCCGACGCCGCACTGGACGAGATGCGCAAGCGGTACACGATCGCCAGTGAGGCATGCCGCGAGCTGTACGACATGGCGAGCGAGGACGAGAAGTTCGTCACCGTGCCTGGCGCGCAGTGGGACTCAAAGCTCAAGGCGCGGCGCAACGACCGGCCCATGTACGAATTCCCTAAGCTGGCCGGCCATGTGCGCCAGGTCATCAACGAAATGAGGCAGTCCCGGCCGCAAGGCAAGGTGCGCGGCACCGAGGAAGGCGACAAGGCGCTGGCCGAGCTGATGCAGGGCATTTGCCGCAACATCGAGGCAGTGAGCAACGCTGAACAGGCGTACGACATTGCCTTTGAAAAGGCGGTCAAGGGCGGCTTCGGCGTGTGGCGGATCTGCACCGACTACGCCAGCGATGACGATTTTGAGCAGGACATTTTCATTGAGGCGGCGCGCAACCCGCGTGCGGTCAAGTTCGACCCGGCGGCGCGCAAGATCGACAAGCGCGACGGACTCTTTGCATTCGTGGAAGAGTTGATCCCGTGCAGCCAGTTCGAGCGCGAACACCCCGACGCCGATCTGTCCGATTTCGATGCGGACGGCAGCGCAGATGCGGTGAAGTGGCGCGAGGCCGGCATGATCCGGCGCGCGGAATATTGGTACAAGGAGCCGAAGAAGCGCCGCCTACTGTCGCTGTCCGATGGTCGCGTGCTGCATGCCGACCAAATCGCCAAGGAGGCCGGCATCAAGGATGCGGGGGTGGACGCCTACTTGGCGCAGGCCGGCGTGACCGTGCAGCGCGAACGTGAGGTGGACGGCCATATCGTCCGCATGCGCCTGACCAACGGGCACCAGTGGCTTACTGAGCCCTACGACTTCCCCAGCAAGTTCATCCCGCTGGTGCCAGTCTACGGCAACATCGAGGATATAGACGGAGAGGACTATTGGCAGGGCATGGTTCGACCGAACAAGGACCAGCAGCGGTTGCACAACGTGCACCGTACTGCGGTTGTGGAGGCGGTGGCGAAGGCGCCAAAGGCTCCATTCATCGTGAAGATGAAGTGGATTGCCAAGTATCTGCGCTTCTGGAACAACGCTAATTCGGAGGACTACCCGTACCTGCCGATTGATGATGAAGCGCCGGATGGCGCCATGCCAGCGCGGACACAGCAGGCCGAGGTTCCGGTCGCGCTGATGCAGCTTGCCGCGCTTGACAACGAGGACATCAAGGCCAGCACCGGCCAGTTCAACGCCAGCCTTGGCGCTACATCGAACGAAACCAGCGGCGTGGCGATTTCCCAGCGCAAGCAGCAGGGCGCAACGGCCACCTACAACTACATCGACAACCTTGGGTATGCGATCCGGCACACCTACGAAATCTTGGTAGACATGATTCCGCGCGTGCTGGACACCCCGCGCGTGGTGCGCATCCTTGGGGCAGATGGCGGCGAGAAGTGGAAGCGCCTGTATCAGCAGGTGGAAGATCCGCAGACGGGCCAAATCATCACCTTGAACGACATTCGCAAGGGCAAATATGACGTGGCCATCACTGTCGGCCCGAGCTATGCGACGCAGCGCATGGAGGCGGTGGACGCCTTTACGCAGATGCTCGGCCAGATGGGCGCAAGCCTGCCGCCGCCGATTGCTGCGCTGATGGCGTACACGGCGGTAAAGAACATGGACCTGCCGGGCTCCGACGAACTAGACGCCGCCTTCCGCAAGATCCTCGTTGCACAAGGCGTCATCCCTCCGGCGGAAGGGGAGCAGCCGCCCGAGCCGCCGCAGCCCGATCCCAAGGCGCAGGCCGACGCCGGTAAGACCGCAGCGCAGGCACAGCTTTACAGCGCGCAGGCGGAAGGGCAGCAGCTTGAGAACATGACGGTTGCGCAGCAGTTGCAATTGCAGCAGATGATGCCGCAGTTGCTAGCTCAGCTACAAAGCATGCAGCCGCCCACGCCGCCGCCTGACCCGATGGCCGGCATGCAGATGCCGCCGCAACAGATGGAACAACCCCAGCCGCCGCAAGGCGGTTTTTTTGTGCCCGAACCCACAGGCGGCATGCCCGCTTGACCGCATCGGCCCGGACTGGCCGAAACCCGAGAGGAAGAAATGACCGATACCAACGAAGCCCTTGCCCAGGGCGGCCAGACCGTGGCCGAAGGGAACGCCGCAGACACGCAGAAGCCGGCCCCGCGCAGTGACGCGGAACTGGAACTGCAGGGCGGAGCCGAGGCCACCACGCCGCTGCCAGATAAGGCGGAAGCCGACAAGGCCGCCGAGAAGGCGCAGCAGGAGGTCGAGCGCAAGAAGAACCGCACGCGCGCCTACATCGACCGCATCAACGCCGAGAACGCCGAGTACCGGCGAAAGATCGCAGATATTGAGGCGCGGCTCCCGAAGCCGCCGGAACCCCAGGCACCGACCCTGGAGGGCTCCGGGTGGGATCAGCAAGCCTACTTGCGCGAGTTGGCGAAGTTTGAAGCGAATCAAGCCCTATCCGAACGCGACAAGGGCAAGAACACCGAGGCCGAAGCACAGAAGCAGCAGGAGACGGTAGCGCAGTACAGGCAGCGCGCCAGCGCATTCGCCGCCGACCATGACGATTACGTTGAGGTTGTCGGTTCGATCGATACCGCACTTCTGCCGCCCGAGCTTCAAGCCGCAATCATGGGGCACGAGAAAGGCCCCGAGATTGCCTATCGGCTCGCCCTCAACGAGGACGAGCTATTCAACCTGGCGTCAACCCGCCCTGAGTTGCTGGAACGGGCCGTAGCTCGTTTCGCCTCGCGCATGAGCGATGCGCCGTCGGACACCACCGCAGCCGCCCCACAGGCGAACGCGCTGGCCGCTCCGGCAATCGCCGCCCAACCCAAGCCCATCTCCCAAGCGCCCGCGCCTGCGCCACGTGTTGGCGGCCGCTCTCCGACGGAAACACCGCCGGAAAAGCTGACCGATGACGAGTGGTACGCGAAAGAAAGCGAACGCCGCCGCCCGCGCTAAATCCATAAGGACACCGCAACATGGCAAACACCATCCTCACTCACCAGATGGTCGCCCGCGAGGCGGCCAAAATGCTGGTCGAGGAAGACACCGTAGTTAAGAACGTCAACACCGGCCGCAAGGGCGAGTTCACCGAGGCTGTCAACGGCTACAAGAAGGGCGATACCGTCAAGATCGGCATTCCGCCGGTTCCGGTCACCTTTGACGGCGATGTTTTCGCCGGTGGCGGCAACGCTCCGGACCTGGCGGAAACGTCGGTGGACCTGAAGCTTGACACCAAGAAGCATGTAGCGTTGACGTTCACCGCCAAGGAAAAGCTGCTGAGCCTCAGCGACTTCTCCGAACGCTTCCTGCGGCCGGCGATGCAGTCGCTGCGTTCTTCGATGAACGCGGACCTGTTGATGCGTTTCGCGCGCGCAACGCCCAACGTCGTCGGCACTCCGGGCACTGTGCCCAACACCCGTCGCGTGTACGGCCAGGCGCGCGCCTCGCTGGAGCGCTTTCTGGCGCCGACTGATAACCGCAGCGTGTTGTTCAGTTCCGACGCCAATCTGGAGCTGAGCGAGGCCAACTCGGGGCTGTTCAACGCGCAGCGTGATATTTCCGATATCTACCGCCTGGGCGCGGTCGGTGATTTCTCGGGTTTCACGTTCTTCGAGAACCAGTCGATGCCGGTTCTTGCGCTGGGTGCGGGCTCTGGGTATGTCGTCAACGGCGCGAACCAGACGGGCGCGAGCCTGGCGGTGGGCACCGGCACCGGCGCACTGACCCGCGGCACCGTGTTCACCCTCGCGGGCGTATTCGCGGTGCATCCGATCACGGGCATTTCCACTGGCAAGCTGCGCCAGTTCTTGGTCGCCGCGGATTACGCGGGTGGTGCCGGCAACGTGTCGATCTACCCGGCGATCACCCCGACCACCAGCACCGTTATCGGCACCGTCAACGCCTCCCCGGCCAACGGCACCGCGCTGACGCTGGTGGGTGCGCCTTCGACTGGCTACCGCCAGAACATGGCGTGGCACAAGGACGCGTTCGCGGTGGCCTATGCGCCGCTGCCGGTGCTGGCCGGTCTGGAGGGCTATACCGCCACCGTCAAGAACGTCTCGGTGCGCGTGATGCAGTTCGCAGACGGCAAAGCGGACGTGGAAAGCACCCGCATCGACGTGCTTTACGGCTGCGCGGCAGTGCGGCCGGACCACGCAGTGCGCATCACCGAGTAACCCAACGGGGCCGGCATTCGTCGGCCCCTTCTTCTATGGAGCTATCCATGAACAACGAATTCCCCAAGGCCCTTTACCTCAAGGGCGACCCGAGCGCGCCGGTCATCTTCGCCGAAGACGCGGACGCCGAAAAGGACGCGCTGCAGAAGGGCTACAAGTTCATCAAGGACGCCGCACTGCCCGAGTCGGCGGAGGGCAATGGCCTGTCGCCCGATCCCAACGCCACCCCGATCACCAACGAAGTGATTGAGGGCCAGGACGGCGTAGATAGCATCCCGAGCGCGGCAGAGGCCGGCGCGGAGTTCCTGGGTCGGAACATCGCCGAGATTCGCGAGGATCTGCCGGCGCTGACCGACGAGGAACTGGAGCAGTACCGCTCGCTGGAAATCACCGGCAAGAACCGCAGCACGTTGCTGGCCGCGTTCGATGCCGAGGTAGCTGCACGGGCCGAGGGCACCTAAGTGACCGCGGTGGCCACCATCATTCGCGACGCGCTGGAAATCCTGCGCGTGGTTGACGCCAACGAGGCGCCGGAGGCAGAAGACGCCGAAACGGCAATCCGCGCGCTCAACACGATGATGCGCACGTGGGAGGTGGACGGCCTGTCACTGGGCTGGAGCGATGTCTCCAGCCCAGCGGACATTCTGCCGGCACCGCCCGAGGCGGAAGAGCCCATCACGTATCACCTGGCGATCCGCCTGCGGCCGCGCTATGGCGCAGCGCTGGAACCGGACGTGGTGCAGATCGCCACCGCCGGCATGTCGATGTTGCGCGCACAAATGGCGCTCAACAGCTACGCCCGGCTGTCCTATCCGGATCTGCCCGCCGGCTCCGGCCAGGGGCGCGCCACGTACCGCGACGGGTTGAACGGCTGATGGCGGCCAATCCGGTTGACCTGATAAACGGGTTTTACACCGATGACAGCCGGCCGTGGTCGGTGCAGGACACAGTTAATTGGCTGCCAGAAGCCGCGGAAGCGCCGGGAACGCGCACGCCGTGGAAATTGGCACCAGCGCCAGGGCTGCGGCCCTTCTTGGACCTGGGCAACGGCCCTATCCGCGGCCTCGTGGACGTGGAGGGCGCGCTATTCGGCGTCTCGGGAAACCGCCTCTACGAGGTGACGAAGAAATCCACGGTGACTGCCCGCGGCGTCATTCCCGGCGTGCAGCGCGTCGGCATGGCCTACAACCAAATCACCGGGGGAAATCAGCTTCTCGTCACCAACGGGCAAAGCGGGTACGTGTGGGACAGCGTGGCCGGCAACTTGCAGAGGATCAGCGACGACGCGTACCCGGGCGCTCGCTCGCCAGCCTACATGAGCAGCTACCTCCTGCAGGTGGAGCCGTTCGGCCGTTTCTGGTTCCACTCCGAATTGGCGAACGCGAAGGAATACAACGCGCTCGATCGTTATGAGAGCGAGGGGTCGCCGGACAAGATCGTCAGGTTGGTGACGAGCCAGAAAGAAGTCGTCTTGCTGAATCAAACGACGATAGAGTTTTTCTATAACAGCGGCCAGAGCACCAAGACGTTCAAGAACAAGGGCGCGCTGATCGACCGGGGTTGTGCAAGTGCCGAGTCCGTCTGCAAGCTGGATAACAGCGTCATGTGGCTGGGCAATGATGGCGTCGTGTACCGCTTGGATCAGTACAGCGCGGTTCCAATCTCCACGGGCGCCCTGCAGTCCGCGATCCGAGACAACAACTGGAGCCAGGCGTTCGCGTTCACCTGGGAAAGCGACAAGCACAAGGTCTACTACCTCACATTTCCAGATGGCCGCACCTGGGGCTATGACGTGGTGACGAAGCTGTGGCACCGCCGGCAGTCGTTCGGCCTGGACCGGTGGCGGCTCAATCATCTGGTGTACTGGAACGGCAAGTGGATCGGCGGCGACTTCCAGACCGGACAGCTGTGGATTGTGGACCCGGACTACATGATGGAAGGCAACCAGCCGCTGGTCGCCGAACACACCACCGGCGTGCTGCACAACAACCAAGGTCGGCTGAGCATCAACTCACTTGAGTTGTTGATGGCGATGGGAACGGAAGAGACGGTGCCGGCGGATAGCCCCGGACCTGGCCCTGATCCTGAGCCTGTCTGGCAGCCGATCAGCGACTCAAACGTCGGCTATACCTTCATCCCTGACCCTAATGCCAACTCGTCAACGATGGAAGGCTACATCATCGGCGAGATTCGCTATGGCGATATCCCGGGTGGCGCCACAGGCTGGTCACTGGAAATCGACGGAACTGGTGTCCTAGGCGTTCGCATCACGCCGTTTTACTTCTTCGCGACGGACGGAGCCACCGTCAACATAGAGATCCAGTCGGGCAGCGGAACGGAAGTGGTGGCGAACACGTCGCCCACTCCCACTTCGTCCTACGCGCCTAGCCCAATTGAGCGCAGCCTGTCGCTCGGCGTCTCCGGCATCAAGGTAACGATGAAGGGGCTGCAGAACGGAGCAGTCCAAACCTCGAACTGGGGCATTGAGGTTCTGACCACGGGCTACACGCCATGACCGACCGCTTTCTGGAAATCTGCTACTCAAAGGACGGCGGCAACAACTGGTCGCACTGGCGGACCTACTCGATGGGAGAGCGCGGCGAATATGCGCACCGTGTCCGCATCAAGCGATTCGGCTCCGGGCGGAATTGGGTGTTCAAGGTCCGCATTTCCAGCCCGGTGAAGCGCGACCTTTACGGCGCCGTGGCCGTCATCGAGCCTACGGACGGCTAATGCACATCATCGACGGATTTCTCACGGACGCACACGCGGTGCGCGCCGCGGGCCTCGCTGCGCCTTACATCGACTGGCCTGGACATGACGGCCAGGTCTACAAGCGCGTGGCGCTGGTGGACGTTCCTGGGCTGCGTGAGGGCATAGAGCGCGCCATGGGGCCGGTGCACATGCTCGGCATGGGCTACCGCCTCAACTACGGCGGCGAGTTGCCGAACGCGGCCATCCATTCGGATATCGGCTGGGGCACGCATGCCGCGGTGCTGTACCTGAGCGAGGGTGAGGGCGGCACCGCCTTTTGGCGCCACAAGGCCACCGGCGCCGTGCGTATCGACCCGGGCGACGTGGAGCTATTCGAGCAGATCCGCCACGACTGGGACGACGCCGACCGCTGGGAACAAATCGGCCTGGCCGAGATGCGCATGGGGCGCTGCGTCATCTACGAATCCGCGCTTTTCCACAGCCGATGGCCGTTCGCGGCATTCGGCACCGACCACCAATCAGGGCGACTCGTGGGGGTCGCCTTTTTCACACCTGAAAGGAGCTAGAACATGCTGCTTGGCCCGATTCATTGTGCGGTAATTCACGCCTTTTTCGGCGCCGTTCGCGAATGGCTCAGCGGGAGGGAGCATCGGTGATCCGCGCCGCAACCGAGGCCGACGTGCCCGCCATCGTCGCTATGTCGCGCAAGTTCTACGCGACCACCGACTTTCCCGGGTTCGCAGACATGGACGACGACACCGTGGCTGAGCTGGTGCGCACCCTCATGCACAGCGTGATGCTTGTGGCAGAGGAAGGCGGCGAACTGGTGGGCATGGTCGGCGCCATCGTCGCCCCCTTCATGTTCAACCGGAACCGCCGCGCCGCGTATGAGGTGGTGTGGTGGGTCGAGCCGGGCGTGCAGCGTGGCGGGCTCGGCCGGTCGCTGCTGCGCGCGGCGGACGAAGCGGCCGCGGCGCTCGGCGCCAGCGGTATCGAAATGCTCACGCTGGACACCAGCCCGCCCCAGGCCGCCGCGTTGCTCGCCAGCGAAGGCTACCGCCCCGCGCAAACCAGCCACTTCAAGCGGCTGAACCCCAACAAGGAGGCCGTCTAATGGGCGTCGCAACAGGTGCACTTGTCGCCGCCGGTGTAAGCGCCGCAGCCGGCGCCTACGGGGCCAATCAGGCAAAGAAGGGTGCGCAGGGCGCAGCCAATGCCACGATCAGGGCGCAGGACGCGGCGTACTACCGCAACCAGCAGAACATGCAGCCGTGGCTTACGGCCGGCACCAATGCACTGGCGCAGATCCAGCAGCTAGACGCCGGCAATACCGCGAGCTTCAGAGAAGCGCCCGATTACGCATGGACGCGAGACGAAGGGCTCAAGGCGCTGGACCGCTCCGCTGCTGCTGATGGCAGCTTGTATTCCGGCGGGCAACAGGCCGATATCGTCAAGTACGCGTCGGGGCTGGCGAGCCAGAACTATCAGACCTATCGCAACAACCTTGTGCAGCTTGCCGGCATGGGGCAGTCGGCGGGCGGCGCGTTGGCTGGCGTGAACACCGGCTATGCGAACGCGGTGGGAGACGCGAATTCCAACCTTGCGCAGTCCAACGCCAACACGAACAACCAGCTTGTGGCGGGCCTTGCGGGCTTGGCGAATAACTACGCCAATTCGCGCACCAGCGCCTACGGCGGCGCCAACAGCTACAGCGCTTACCCAAACCTGCTAACTCGCCAGGTCAACGCGGGCCAGGGTAGCAACCTCAATTTCGGCAACAACGTAAACGGCTTCGCGGGGGGCTGGTAATGGTGAATCAACTGGCACAGTTTGGCCCACTGGATGCAATCAACTACGTCCAGCAACAGGGCGAAATTGGCCGCGCGCGTGGGCAGCAAAATCGACTCGCGGAGCTTGCGAGCCAGTCCTACACCGCGCCGGCCGATCAGCAGAACCAGCTACTCAGCCAAATGGCCGCGATTGATCCGAGGGCGGCGCAGGTACAGCAGAGCGAGTTCCAGTCGCAGCAGAAGTTCCAGCAGACGCAGGACGACTCGCGTAACAAGAGACTCGCGAACATGGCGAACCTTCTGGTGCGCGCGGCGCCGCAGTCGCGGCCCGGCCTCTACCAGCAAATGTTGCCGGACCTGCAACGGATGGGCGTTGAGGCTCCATCGCAATACGACGACTCCACGGCGCCGTTGATCGACCAGACGGCCAAGGCGGTATACGAGGCATATAACGGCCTCGCCGACAAGAACGAGATCCCGTCGGACATTCGTTCGTTGCAGATCCTGCAGGGCAACCCCGAGCTACTGAAGCTTGATCGGGAGCGGCGCCAGGCGGCCGGAATGGTGCCCAAGACGGTGGAGACTTCGCAGGGCATCGGCTGGTCTACGCCTGGCGTCGGCATCCAGCTTGCTCCGATCATTCCGGGGCCGGCAGGAGGCGCGCCGACGGCCTCGCCCAGCCTGGCAGGCAACTTCACCGGCTTGGCGATGGAGTTCCCAGGTGTGCAGATGACCAGCGGCACCCGCACCCCGCAGCGCAATGCAGAGGTTGGCGGGCAGCCCAACAGCCAGCACCTCGCTGGCACCGCGGCCGACTACGCTGTCCCGGCGGCCCTCAAGCCGGCATTCGTCGCGCGCGCCAAGCAGTTGGGGTTCGTGCCGATTGACGAGGGCGACCATGTGCACCTGCAGATGCCGGGGAGCGCTGGCGGCGCTGCGGCGCCGATCGCGCAGCCTTACGTTGCGCCCAAGCCCACCGAGGCGCCGAGCGGCTATCGCTACGACGCGAGCGGCAATTTGCGGCCAATCCCGGGCGGCCCGGCGGACAAGCCAACGGCCGTGGACAAGCCGATACCGCCCGCTGCGATGAAGCAGGTCTTTGACCTGCAAGACCAGTTGCAGGGCTCCGACAACGTAATGACGATGACCCAAAAGCACCTGGACCGGCTAGAAAAAGGAAAGCTTGATGTTCGCCCCGGTGCAGCTGCCGAGGGGTGGCTACTGAACAAGTCGGGTCTATCTAACGAAAACTCACGCAACCTGGCTGAGTGGGATGCCGACCGCACAGAGATGGTCAATGAATCCTTGCGGCTCAACAAGGGCGTTCAGACCGAGGGCGACGCGGCGCGCGCAATCAAAGGGCTGATGGAAGCTAACGACGCCAAGAGCCTGAAGCAGGCTATCGGCCGCCTGCAAGCCGTCAACCAACGCGCCATCACCCTGCGCCAGCAGCAGATAGCCGCGCTATATCGCAACTACGGCCGCGGTCCCGATGGCGAGCCGCTGGAGGTTGCGCCGCGCACACAGGCCATCGCCCCGGCGGCCGGCAACGAAGGTCGCACCATTGTGCGCTCCGGCACCCTCCCCAACGGCCGCAAGGTCATCCAGTACAGCGACGGGACCACCGACTATGGCAATTGATCCGGCGCTGCTGGAGCAGGTCAAGTGGGACGACGAGCCGGCGCAGCCTGCCGGCCAAGGGCCGATGGAAATTAACATCACCGGTGGCGTTAGCGAAAGCCAGCTGCGGGCACAGCAGGCCGCGGCCGCCGCGCAACAGCCGATAGACCTAAGCCAGGTGGTTTGGGACGACGAACCCGGCGCGGCGGCTCCAACGGCGCCCAATCCCGCCAATCAATCGGCCTTTGCCCGCATGGTGTCCGGTCAGCCGGCTCCCCAGGTGCAGGAAGGTAACGCCGTGGGCCGCTTCCTTGGCGAGTACGGCGGTCGCCAGGTATTGCAAGGGGCTGCGGGTCTCTACGGCTCGCTGGGCGGCGATGCTCTGAACTACTACGTGTTGGACCCTATCGACCGCGCGGCCGGGTGGGGCACGCAGCTAGGCACCGGTGGCCGCACCTACCATGACGCCGCCGCCCAGGTCGCGGACGAGATGGGCATGCGCAGGCCGCAGAACGCGCGCGAGCGCGTCATTAGCGACATTGGCGAGGCGTTGACCGGAACCGGCTTGACGATGGGCATTGGCGCTGGCGCAAACGCGCTAACAAACCTAGGCCGCGCTGCGTTCGCCGCCCCTGTGACCAACCGCCTCGCCAACCTGCTGACGGCCAACCCGGTTCTGCAAACGGTCAGCACCGTTACAGGTGCCGGCGCATCGTCCGGCATGCGGGAGGCTGGCGGCAGCACGGGCATGCAGATCATGGCAGGGCTTCTTGGCGGTCTTGGCCCAGGTGCGGCGAGTGGCGCCGCGTCTGTGGCTGGCCGAGCAGTCGCACCGAACAGCCTGGCGCAGATCATCCCGGAAGGAGTGGGCGCGGTCCCGACCCTGACCGCTGGCGCCACCCGGCGCGCAATCCGGGGCCAGGACGCGCAGGGCGTTCGCAACGCCTTGGTGGATTTCGCGGATGCTGGAACCACTCCAAGCGTCGGCCAAGCTACCGGAAGCCGCGCCGCAAGCGCGCTTGAAACCTTCGCGGGCAACTTCCCGGGTGGTGCTGGTCGCATCGCCGCGCTAGGAAAACAGCAGCAAGAGCAGGTTCGTGGCCGGATTGACGAGCTATCCAATGCCATCACTCTGAACGGCGCCGATCTCACTCCACAACAGGTTGGCGCGTCCATCCAGCAGGGGATCGCTGGGCCTGGAGGCTTTACACAGAACTTCCGTCAGACCTCTACCAAGCTCTACAACGCGCTAGATCAGTTCATGCCGCCGAACACGCGCATTCCTGCGCAGAACACCGAGGCGTTTTTGAACAATATCACTGCGCCGACTCCTGGGGCGGCGAATACCTCAGAGGTTCTAGCCAATCCATTCATGGGGCGGCTGCATGAGGCGGTAAAGGCCGACTTGGCTGCGAACAATGGAATGCTGCCCTACAGCGCACTGAAGGGCATCCGCACGATGGTGGGCGAGAAGATCGCCGGCGCGGGACTCAATCCCGATCTTGACGTGAAGCAACTGCGCGGGCTGTACGGCCGGCTGACAGAAGACATGACCGCCGCAGTGAATGCGACGGGCAACCCGCGCGCAATGCAGTTGATGGAGCGCGCTAACAACTACTACAAGCTGGGCGCAAATCGAATCGAGCAGATCGAAAAGACCATCGGGGATGTTGCAAAGACGACCCCCGAAGAAGCCTATATGTCCATGTTCAACGGCACCCAAAATGGCGCCACCGCCCTCCGGCGGGTAATGGGTGCGCTTCCGCAAGATGCACGCGCCGAGGTGACGGCTTCGTTTCTGCAGCGGATGGGGCGCGCCGCGCCTGGGAGGCAAGTTGTCACCGGGATGGACACAGCGCCGGATGTCTTTTCGATGCGGACATTTCTGACTAACTGGGCAAAGCTAAGCCCCGAAGCGCGAAAGGAACTGTTCCGCAACGCTCGTTATGGCAGTGGGTTCCGAGAAAACGTAGACAAGATCGCGCGCGCCGCAAGCGCGATTGATGAAGGTAGCGAGGTGTTCCGGAACACATCCGGGACTTCAAGGCAAATTGCGCTAGTGGGCGCGGCAACTGCTGTTCCTACAGCGGCAGTGCAGGCTGCAACGGGTGATTTCGCAAAGGCGTTTCTGACGCTTGCAGCGCCTGCTGCTGCCATGGGGACGGCCAACGTAGCTTCACGCGTTATGACCAATCCACGGGTTGTATCGTGGTTGGCGCAGAACACGAAGCGCGACGCTGGTGATTTGGTGTCCCAGCTGCAAGTGCTGAGGACCGCCGGTGAGCGGTCAGGCGACGAAGACACGGTGGAAATTGCGGACGATATGTTGAAGCGAGCGAATTCTGTTAATCAGGGAATATCCCAAGCTCCCGCATCTGCCGCCGATTCTCGCTGAGTTTTTCGGAGTATCCGCAGCTATCCCGGGGGAGTGCGCTGATCTGATCTTGGAGCGTTCCGAACTGTGATTGCAGACCGTCAATCTTCTTCTCGATTCGGCCAAGCGCCTGAAATGCGATCCCAATGATGGTGCTCAGCACCATTACCGCGATCACCAAGAAAGCCCCGGAAAAAATTCCCACAGCACACCCCATCTCAAGGTCAGTTGACGGCCAAATCCTACCACCAACCCAAGAACCCCGCTCCGGCGGGGTTTTCTGTTTCTGGAGCCCCTATGCCCTCCTATCGGTTCTTCAATCCGGCGCCTGTATTCTTCGACCTGCCTGGGCTCAAGCCGGCAGCCAATGGCTTCCTCTACTTCTACGCGCCGGGCACGACGACGCCGAAGGGCACGTGGTCCGACTCCGAACTGACCATCGCCAACACGAACCCGGTTCCGCTGGACTCGTCGGGTCGCGCCAACGTGAATATCTGGCTCGATGGTGGCTATAGCGTCGTCCTCAAGGCCGCGGACGGTACGGGCATCTGGACTGCGGACATCGACGCCGGGGCCGGCGCGGGGGCGGTGATTCCGGCGCTGCTAACCGGCAGATTCCTCACGAACGATGGCAGCAACCTCATTTGGGCCGACGTGCTGCAGGTGCCCGACCCGACCGGCTCGGCCAACAGGGTGTTGGGTACTGATGGCTCCAACCTGATATGGGTCGCTATGCCGACCGTTCCGGATCTGCCGGTGGAGAACTTCGCCAACCGCGTGAAGATCGGAACGCTGCTGATTCAGTGGGGCGCGAGCCAAGCGCCGGCAACCGGGCAGCGGCAGACCAGTGTTGCCGTGCCTTTCCCCTTCGCGTTCAGCGCCGCCCCGTACCACGTGGACATCACCGTGACGAGTACCGCACTCGTGTCCAGCGGCGTGCTGGCCGTCGATGCCGTGCCGACCAAGGACGCTAACGGTTGCTCGGTGCAGTTCGACACCAACGATTTCGGCAACAACGCGTCGCGCTTCACGAACCCTGTGCCCTTTACCTGGATCGCTTACGGGCCGACGACCTAATGGCCGATATCTCTATCCCGCGCGTCCAAGCGTCCGTCGTCACTGCCGGCGGCGTGCCAACCACCGAGTGGTATTCGTTCTTCCTCTCGCTGCGTGATGCGGTGGGCAGCGATAGTGCCATGCAGGAACAGATTGACGCACTAATCGCCCAGGTGGCCGCCTTGGAGGGTGGAGGCGGCGCCGGCTCGGCGTCGTTCCTTCTGCAGGGCATAGCGTCCGTGCTGACGGATGGCACACCGGCCGGCGGCCTTGTGCAAATCTCACTGGAGAACGACCAAGATGCCCCCGGGAACACGTATTGCTACGGCACCGGTCCCGATGGCCTGCGCGGCTGGTATCTGGTTTCCGATGCGATCGACGTCACCACTGATCTATCGCGCACGCTTGATCCGACAACGAACGTCGCGACGCTCGGCCTGGCTGACCTGCCGAACAGCAGCACCGGTACGGCGGTCTACAAGACTACCCGCGACGCCAAGGGCCGGATCAGCGGGCAGGTCGCGGCCACCACGAACGACCTGCCGGAAGGCACGACAAACCTCTACTTCACCAATGCGCGCACCGACGCGCGTATCGCTTTGTTTAGGCGAGTTCCGGCGCGACTGAGCGATGGCACATTCTCGCCAATCCCCCTCAACGCAAGCGGCGAACTGCCGGCCAAACTGGCTGACGGCACCGTGAGCAATATTCCAGTGGTGGCATAGCAGATGGCAGACCTGATCCCGCTGGCATATGACAAAGCGAGCGGCGTACCTGTAGGCTTGAAGGAGTACGCCGCAGCCGACCGAATCCCGGCGCAGTATTTGACGGCTCAGCCGCCCAATCTATTCGGCACCTATGCGTCGCGGCCGGCTGCCAGCGCGGTCACCGTAGGCTCGCTCTACTGGGCTAGTGACACCAAGGAAATCTATCGCTCCGATGGCTCGGCATGGTCGCGTGTCGGCATCACGTCCGGGCGTATCGCATCTGCCGAGTTGACCACACCGTACTCGATTTCCAGCAGCACACCAACGGCCATTCCCGGCATGACGTTGCAGATTACCGCTGGCGAAGTTCCGGCGTCGGTGCAATACGGCGGCACCATGAAATATGGGACAACTTCAGCCAATGGCGTGGTGTCTTTGTACTGCGACGGAACTGTTATCGGAAGCATCCTTATCGGGTTGACCGGTTACAATAGTTTCGCCGCACTCGCAACGATTCCAGCAAAAACACCTGGGTCTCTGGTCAATTTAGAGTTGCGGGCTTATTCACAGAACGGCACCTCGGCCCTCGATATTTTCGGGAACATTGCCGACAAGCCGTATATGCGTGTGGTTCCGAACTAATGGCAAACCTAACGCTATATGTTGGCAAAGTCAGGCCGGGCGAGAACGACCTGTTGCTGACTCAGGAGCAGGTAGTGCCAGTGCGCCGCGCTGTGTTGTACGTCCACGGCGCAGAAGGTGCAGGCCCTGGCGGTGGCATCGCCTGGACAACCTATCCGGGGCGTTGGGCTACGCTAAACGCCATTGCTCGGCGCTCCACCATCCTCAGCTCCGACCTGGGAGGCAACGCGACATGGGGCAACGACACGGTCAAGGCTGCCATCACCAGCGCGTGGAACTACCTCAAGACAGTCCCCGGCGTTGCGACGGATCGCGTGAGCCTGATTTGCCAGTCGATGGGCGCCACTGGCGGCATCGCCTGGGCGGCCGACAACCCATCGCTGGTGGATCGCATCGTGCTGATGATCCCTGCGCTCAACCTGCTGGACATCCGCAACAATAGCTCCTACCAGGCCGATATCGACGCAGCCTACGGCGGCGCATACTCGGAAGCGGCCTATGGCGCCACACACAACCCATTGACGATCGCCACCGCCGGCAAGCTCGCCGGCATCCCGATACAGTTGTGGTACGGCGACACGGACACACTCTGCAAGCCGGAATACGCGCTCCAGTTCGCCGCCGCAGCCGGCAACTGCCAGTTGCACCGCATGGGTGGCGGCCACGCAAGCGAGACGGTCTACAACATGGACTCTGAGGCCATCGCATCATTTCTCGCGGGATCATGACCGCTTCAGCAGCCGGTCTCGGCGGGTGCGACGCGAGCTACTAGGATAGTTGCAAGCGCCTCTCTTTGTAGTCTCTCTGCAAATCTCTTATTTCTCTGTGCAAACAGATGCTCCCCGCCTCCTACCGCTGGCTGATCCAAGACGATGTGGCGCTGCGGCACAACAGCAATGGAAGCTCCGGGGGCGTACGGGTTGTCTCTAGGGTCCATAGAGCGAGTTTAGCGAGAACTCGCTATAAATCGATAAGTAGCCCGGGTCGAGCTTGAGCCTACGCACTATGGTGTGGATGCCAGCCAGGATCGTTGCGCGCCACTGTCCTTGCTCTCTCTGCTTGCTGCCCCGGAAGATCGCGAGTACGTGTTGACCCGGATCGGCGCCATGTTCCCCCGCGTCCGCTGACTGCAGGTCGGTAGCAGCCCGAGTCGAGAAGTTATCGGAATCAGCTAAACCGCCATAAACCGCCATAAGATCCCTATAACCGCCCATAGCGCGGAGAGGCATCACCCGGCCCGCGGGTCTCGGTGCAGCGATTCGGCCGTCAGGTTGGTGTAGCGCTTTAGCGACTTCCAGTCCCGATGACCGGTGACAATCGCCACCTCCGGAATGGTGTAGCCCTGTTCAAAAAGCCGGGACGTGCCTTCGTGCCGCAGATCGTGAAAGTGCAAGTCCGCAATCTGCAGGCGCTCGCACGCGCGCCGGAACGCGGCACCGATGCTGTCGGGCTTGTATGGAAAGATGAGCGGGCCGTTCCGCTCCTGGCGCTCGATGATTTCGGCCGTGCGCCCCAGCAGCGGCACCCACTGATTGTTCCCGCGCTTCTCCTGCGGGTCTTTGCGGTCGCGAATCTGGATCGTTGGCTTGTCCCCGGGGCGGTAGTCCTCCCACCGCAGCGAGACGATTTCGCCCATGCGCATCGCGGAATCGATCGCGAACGGGATGATGTCGCGCATTGGGATTGCGCCCAGGTTGAACCGGAAGAAGGCGGCCAAGTCTTCCAGTTCCTGCGCGGTGGGTCGGCGGTCGCGCTCCACGGGCTTGGCAATGGCCCCCGCGCGGCGCAGCACCGGCCGCGACGCGCCTACCACGTCGGGGATCGTCATCCCCCACAGCGAGCGGCCAGCGGCCAGCACCTCGCCCAGGAAGCCGAGTTCCATGGTCATCGTGGCCGGGCCAGCCTTGCGCTGGCCGATATGGGCGAGAATGTCCTGGCCGGTGAGAGTGGACACCTCGCGATCGCCAAGCGATTCCTCCCAGCGCTTGAGGTTCCCGCGCTTCGTCGCCGACACAGGGCGGAACTTGCCCAACTCCTTCACATACCGGTCAATCAGCGCGGAGAGCGTCATGCTCTCTTGGGGCGGCGCGGTGCCGCCCCGGATGGCGTCTTCTGTCAGCTTCGCCCAGTCCTCCGCGGCCTTCTTGCCGTTGAACGTCTTGGAGGCGGTAGGATGGCCCTTGATGCGCACTAGCGCGCGCCACTTCTTGCCCCGTTTCTCGACTAGTGCCACTTGGTGCAACCCCTTCTGCTTGGTGCAGTGGCGGTACATTACACCGGGAACGGGGGTGAAAAACAGGGACTTAGCGGGAGTCGGAATGTACCAGCATCGCACCAAAAGAATCGTAAAATGCTGAAAAATAAGGAAATCCGTCTTTCCTTGGCCCCCATGATGGACTGGACCGACCGCCACTGCCGTGTGTTCCATCGGTTGCTGGCGCCGTCGGCGCGGCTGTACACCGAGATGGTGCACGCCAACGCGGTGGTGCTGGGCGATCGCGGGCGGCTGCTGGATTTCGATGCGTCCGAGCATCCGCTGGCGCTGCAACTCGGCGGCAGCGAGCCGGCGCTGTTGGCGCAGGCGGCGCGGATCGGGCAGGACTGGGGCTACGACGAGATCAACCTCAACTGCGGCTGCCCGTCCGACCGGGTGCAGGCCGGGCGCTTCGGCGCCTGCCTGATGCGCGAGCCGGCGCTGGTCGCCGACTGCGTGGCGGCGATGGTCGCGGCGGTGGACATTCCGGTGACGGTGAAGTGCCGGCTGGGCGTGGACCAGGACGACGACTACGCGGTGTTCCTCGCCTTCGTCGATCAGGTCGCCGCGGCCGGCTGCGGGCTGTTCGTGGTGCACGCGCGCAATGCGTGGTTGCAGGGCCTGTCGCCCAAGGAAAACCGCGAGGTGCCGCCGCTGCGCTACGACTGGGCCTACCGGCTCAAGCGCGAGCGGCCGCATCTGCAGATCGTGCTCAATGGCGGGTTGGCCGACGTGGACACGGCGCGGGCGCAGTTGGACGCGGTCGACGGGGTGATGCTGGGGCGCGCGGCCTATCACGATCCGTATGTCCTGCACCGGCTGGACGCGGCGCTGAGCGGCGCCACCCCGAGTTCGCGCGCGGATCTGCTGCGCGCGCTGCGTCCCTACGTCGAGGCGCGCCTGGCCGAGGGTCTGGCACTGAAGCACATCACCCGCCATCTGCTCGGCCTGTTCCACGGCCAGCCCGGCGGCCGCGCGTTCCGCCAGGTCCTCAGCGAGGGGGCGCACCGTCCGGGCGCGGATTGGGCATTGCTGGAACAGGCCTTGGGCATGACCGAGAACGTGCGGCACATCGCCGCCTAG